GCCGGGGAGGCCGGGGGCGCCGGGGAAGCAGCGCCCGGGAAGCAGCGCCCGGGACGCCGGGGAAGCCCGGGAAGCCCGGGAAGCCCGGGAAGCAGCGCCCGGGAAGCAGCGCCCGGGAAGCAGCGCCCGGGAAGCAGCGCCCGGGAAGCAGCGCCCGGGAAGCAGCGCCCGGGAAGCAGCGCCGATAAAACCGCGCGGCCAGCTTCGATAAAAGCCACTCTACTATATAGTACCAATCAGTAAAAACGCCTCGTCTATCGACTCGGCGAACAATGAGCCGCTACGCGGCAGTATTATTCGATCTTTGAAAGCATCAATAAGGAATCGCTGCGCGATACCACTTTGATTTTTTAAAGGCGATGTTCGCTTTCAGCGAGTAGGGGGGTACATGTGGCGGGGTGGGAGGGGATTCGAGGGGGTGTGCTCCCAGTACCACCCCACCCATGACGACTCGAAATTAGCAAGAAAAAATTAGCCACCCCTCCCCCTATCGCTTAGGCAAAAAAAATTAGCAAGAAAAAATTAGCCGCCCATCCTTCTCTCGCTTAGGCAAAAAAATTAGCAAGAAAAAATTAGCCACCCCTCCCCCTCTCGCTTAGGCAACAAAAAGTAGCAATTTTCCGCAGAAATCCACGCCAACAAAAAGTAGCAAATTTCCGCTGAGCAATTTTCCGCAGAAATCCACGCCAACAAAAAGTAGCAAATCCCCGCAAAATACGACTTAGCAAATCTCCGCAAAAATCTATGGTGGCCAACACCCCCCTACCTTGTGCAATCTTCGAGGGTGTTGCGGAGGAATATTCTGCGGAAATTTGCAAAAAATCGCGAAAAAAATCTTATCGGGGGTGTTTTGCGGAAAAATTACAAGTTTTTTTCCGTCCAGGGTAGATCTCCGGAGGGGATTTTAGGGATAAATACCACACTGGTCGTAGGGTATTAGGGCACATTTTTCCGTAAATCGTACAAATTTTATACAATTTCGGAAAAAATTTCTCCGCTGACGGGCAGGGTGGACAGCCAGTTTTTGTCTTACCTAGTAAATTACAGCAGCGTTTTGTATAAAAAATGGTCAAAATTGCCTAAAAAAGTGTCCACCGTAGCCAAAAAAGGGCTAAAAATGCCATGTTGGCCGCTACGGTGGACACCCTCCAACGACCTTGCTTTTCCTGTGTCCAATGTCCTCCAAGTCCTTATTTTTATTATTATTATTATTATTATTATAGAGAAAATATATAGTATATAGGACGTGGGACGTGTCCAGGGTAGATGGCAATATCTATGGTGGACACTATGGTGGACAGCCAGGAAATACGTGGCTTCCAGGGGTGTTTTTGGGGTGTTTTTGGGGTTTGTCCACCCACATCTAAAGAGTTACTACAGAAAAAAAGGTGTGCCCTAGGATTTTTGTAGGAGTACCCCCATCCCAGCGGAAATCTGCGCGATCCTCCCAGCGGAAATCTGCTCTGCGTAAATCTGCTCACTGTGTCTGGCGTGTAGCACTGTGGAAAAATACCCAGGGCTTTTTTCCTGTAGGAAATCTTGATGGCATGGTGGACAAAATGGCTTTTTAAGCGTACTTCGGTAAGACCCAATGAAACGTTGATAAAAAACGAAGTATGAAGCCTTACAATGGGCTGACTACTCGAAAATTAAAGAGATACTACCTCAGAAAATGGCAAGAGTTAGTTTATGGTCAGCTACAAGACTTTATGCGAAGTGCATTGAATACTTTGAAAAAAAAGTTAAAGACTAGGTATTTTAAAATTTAGATTTACTTTTGTGTTTTACAGTGGTACACTACTAAAAATCCTGGATTTATGAAATCTACCCTGGACAGAACCCTTAAAAGCAGCCTGAAAAGGGCTAAAAATCAACCCCAAACTGAGGACGTAACCCTATGTATTCAATAGCTATTTGCCTTATTGACACCGCCGGTAAAGATGTGTCCACCGTAGCTGTCCACCGTAGCGATTTTTTGGCTACGGTGGACAGAGAGCTTTTTGCCATCAATTTCGGCAGCATAAAATCACCCTATGTGGTTGAAATCGTTGACGAACATACTACCGACTATGTTTGTATCACCGAAAACAAGATTGTCAGGGTTTTTAAGCTTTTTATCAACAATGCAAGCACTTTGGACGTGTACGAGGCCGTTAATAGCTCTAGGCTGATGTACGACCTCCGCATCGGTAAAAATCCACACGAAAAGCCTTTAAAATCAACAGATTTGGATGAATCCGAGACCAAGAATACGCAGCAGGACAACCCCATTGAAGGGTCTAAAAACCCGACTACGTACCGGGGTAAAAGGGTACGAGAAGCAAGCGCGATGATGAAATCGCTGATTTCCAGGGTCGAGGACATGAAGACCGTGCTTGAGTCCACAGAAAAAGGACTTAAAAGGGAAAACCGGATCGATAACTCGATGTGCATAGCCGCTATGAACGCTCTGAGTACCTCAATGGACACTTCCCTTGCCGAGTTTGCCAAGGTGCTGGTAAGGTATCAGATTGAGTTTCCCAAGGTTAAGACTTATCTGGAAGGGTCTTTGAAACCTACCTTGAGCGCGGCGGAACTGCAACGGCGGAGTGAGGAGGCGGCATGGAAGGAGAAGCAGGAGTTCAAAGCGAAACGCGCGGCGGAGAGACTGGCCAGACGGGAAGCCAAAAAAGCGGAGACAAAAGCCCGGTGGGACGCGATCAAGTTGCAGAGGAAGAACGAGCTGGCCATAAAGCGGCTAAGGGCGACGCTGGCGAAGAAAGAACGCGAGCACGCTAGGGACACCCACCGCAAGGCGAAAGAAGCCCTTGAAACGGCCAAGCTTGCCCGGCGGTTGGATCGGCAGGCGAGGAAGGAACAAGCAGCGCGAGAGGCGGAGCAAAAGCGGCTTGACAATCTTGCCAAGACCAAACCAAAGCAAACGACCGATGAAAACTACGAGGATTTAGTATGACGACGCACGACAAGACCGTGGGGAAGGATGGCTATCAAAAGCCGGGATCTCAAAGAACTTGCCGGTACAGACTGGTTTCAACGATGATCGACACCGCGCATTTGCTGAATTACTCCGAAATCCAACTCGATAACCCGATCACCGAGGAAACCCCCGCGCAAATTAAAGCAGCAGAGAAAGCAGCGGATGCCCTCCGGAACGCGATGATCGAACTGCAGGAAACCTTGCTGGCGTACGGCATCGAGCAACCGGACATCGACTACAAAATTTACGAACCGGTAATTCCGGCCGGGCCGCTGATGTCGGCCAAGCAGCGCGAGGAGATCCAGCGAATCAAGGACAAGGAAGCCGCACGGCAAGCCAAACTGGACGCCAAAGCGGAACGGGAACTGCAAGCTCTGCTGGCCAGCCTGGATCGAAAGGCGGGCAACTCCGAACCGAAAGCCGCAAGGAAGCAACGAGCGAAGCCCCCAGGCGCCAAAGCCACCCAAACCGCCAAAGCCACCCAAACCGCCAAAGCCACCCAAACCGCCAAAGCCACCCAACGCGAACAACCAACGACCGATGAAAACTACGAGGATTTAGTATGACGACGCACGACAAGACCGCGGGGAAGGGCGCCGAGTGGCGGAGCCTGGCCCTGCAATTCAGCGATGCACTGCAAGCCGCCAGAAGCGACCAACCAGCAGCACCAACACCAACAGAACCCGTCGGCGTGACGGAAGGAGAACGGACATGGCGATAGGCAGACCGCGCAAGAACAGCATGCCCAAGGTGCTCAAAGGGCTGCCGAGGAAGGCGACCATGCTCCTGGTTGACACCGCCAGCGACGAACAGATCGGGAGCCACTCGGTGCCATTCCCCGGCAACAACCAGAAGGAGGTGTACCTGGAGGCGGTGCGCTACGGCGGGCTGGACACGGGGACACTGGGCTACCCGGTGTACACCTACCACGAGGACGGCACCGTGACGATCGAGAGCCGGGAGCTGGAACGGAAGGTTGTGGTGGTCATCCAGAACGAACACGACGAGGAGATAGCGTACCGCCCCAACCCGTCGAGCCAACCCGGCCAGACGCACCCGCAGAAGGAGAGCCACGTCAAGGAAGCCCTGGCGCAGTTCGAGCGCGAAAAGAAAGCGCAACGCAACGCGCAACGGCAGCGGAACCTAAAGGCGAAGCACGACGCCGTGCTGACCTTCGTTGAGCGCCTGAGCAGGCAGCGCCGGGCACGGTACGAGCTGAGGAAGGGGGAACTGAAGACCCAGGAGCTGAACGCCAGGGAGAAATTGCGGGCCAAGGGCAAGGCGGACATGGAGGCACTGAAGGCCAAGCGCGAGCCATTGCAACAGGAGCGGGACCGGCAGAACCAGTTGCGGGAAGAGCGGCGGCGGAAGCGATGGAACGCGAAGTCCACGGCGACTGCGCTACTGGATGTGGCTAGGACCGATCTGAGGACGCTAGACGGGCTTTTGATACAAACCGAGGCTATGGTAGCGGTGAGCAACGCATCGACGCTCAGCGCGGCTGTACGTGCGCTGCAAGCGGCAATCAAGTCGATGCAGTCGGCGCAGAAGCGGCTGCGCACGGCGCTGAACGTCAGCGAGCGGCAGCAGAGCGCGGAGCTACAGAGGCTGGACCAGCGCATGGAGCGGCTGGCCAGGGAACGGGACCGGAAAGCGCAACTGTTGACCAAACGGCTGGCGAGGCGGCAGGCGAGAGCGCAGGAGGCGGCGGCGAAGGCGGCGGCGGAGCCGCCACTACTGGCCGGCGACGAGGACTACAGCGACTTAGTGTAAGAAAACCTTTACAAATATGAAAAACAAATGCTACATTGACACCCGGAAATTAAATAACCTGAGGAGGGGCTATGACAAAGCGCGTGACAGAGTTAACTGATGAGCAAAGGGCACAATTAAAGCCGTGGGCGGACAAGTGGGTAAAGATCGGACTGTCGTGTGAGCCAGCGGACTTCGACGCCGCGGGGAAAGCGATCCGGGACTGCTACCGGCTGTCTGGGCTGGCGCAACCGAAGGTGGTGATCCCCGTGTCGTCTCCGATGGTGATGCGGGTGGCGTCGCCGGCGGCGGAGTACGGGGTGTGGCTGGCCAGCAAGTTGAAGAAAGACCTGCTGGCGGCACTATCCGAGGCCGGTGAGGGGCTGAGCGTTGACAGGGATGAAACCGGTAAAGAGCCGATAGAGGCCTACGAAGCCAAGGATTTGAACTGGAAAGTGTGGGACAATCAAGTTTTGGGAGTCATCGATACGCTCCGCTCCGTCAACGGGGGCGGGGTGCTGAAAGAAGTGCGTGTTGCGGTGGAGCATCCCGTAAGTGATGCACTAGAAAGCGCGCTCCATGAAGCAGCGGCAATGGCGGTGGACAACCTATTCGCCGATACCGTCAAGCGGGAGGGAAACGAAGAGCATACTGGCCCGGAAGACAGCAAGGTAAACAGAGAGGTACTTGATAAAGTCTATGCGGAAGTGGACAGGAAAATATTTAACAACCAGTTCGTCGGAGAAAAACTAGAAATAGCTAGCCAGTTCTCGAATCCGCTTAAGGATAGCGTCGAAGGTATGGTTAATAAGCTGTTCAACGAAGCTATTCAAGATAACGGAAGAAAAGAATCCAGTGTGGATTCCAACATACAAGAGGATGTAAGACAGCTTCTATACAGCATTACGCAGCACACCAACGCAACAACAACAGCAAAAACCCTTGCGCTGTGGTCCGTGTACGAAGATGTGGATAGGGCAGTTGAACAGGCCACCAGAGCGGCTATTGAGGCGCAAGTAGCACAGGGGGGTGACAAAAGGAATAACCACATAAAAACGCATTTTGATGCGCAAACTGCGATAATCGTAAAAGTGCGCGAATCGGTATACTCGCTGACCGAAAGAGGTATACGAGACTCGGTGAGTCGCGCCTTTGGTAATCCAACATCGGGGGGTGCGCAAAGTGTCAAGGTGCTATTGGAAAGCGCGGTTAACGAAGGGGGATGTTTATTTTTGGCCAGGGGACCGCAAGCCAGCATGTTGAACATCGCCGCGGTAACAGCGGTGGTTTCAGCGGTCGAGACAGCGATTGTAGCAGCTATAAAAGAAGCTTCTCCAAGCCAACTGATGGCCGCTAAGACGTTGGGCAAAAATCTGAGCGATCATGCCGTTAAGCAGTTTCTAAAAAGCAAAGTGGAAGAAGCCTTCCAGCATTTGGAGGCATCGGCGGTGTTCTACACAACGGGGAATCTATATTCCTGGTGGCCGGCCTTCGAGAGCTTCTTTACTGAAGTCTGCAAGCTCGAACTGCCGGGGGACTATAACGAACGCGCGAAAGCGTACCGGGATGCCTGTACTAACGCGGGGTGGAGTTGCTTGTACAAGGATTTTGCGATGGTATGCGACCGGCCGGAGTGGATCAAATTAGAAGATAGACGGTTGCATTCGCCGGATGGCTATGCGATAAAATGGCGTGACGGTTTCGGCTTAACGTTCTGGCGAGGAACACACGTACCCGAGCAATGGATCCTCGGAGAAAAGCCAACGGCGGCGGAGTTGCTTAAGCGGGAGAACGTCGAGGAAAGACGCGCTGGCTTCGAGATCATAGGCTGGGATGCGCTGTTGACTGAACTGAACGCGAAAGTTATTGACCAGCACAGCAATCCGCAGATCGGTGCATTACTGGAGGCTGACATTCCTGACAGCGGTACGGAACGATTCCTGAAGGTTGAGTGCGGAACCGGGAGATCTTTTGTGATACCCGTACCACCAACCGTTAACACCGCAGTCGAAGCGCAAGCCTGGACCTACGGCTTCGATGACGTAAACGATTTTTTAATTCCTGAAGTAAGAACCTAAAACTAGGAGCAGAAAGTATGAAAATAATTAGCAATGTAGCCGCGCAAGGGGATCTGATGATCCGAAAAGTGGCCGAAACCCCAAAAGAAACCGTTAAAGTACCTCCGACGAATGGCAGGTACGTTCTTGCGCACAGCGAGACGGGCCACGATCATGTCGTAGACGCGAAAGACGTGGACCTGTTCCGCTACGAAGGCGCGGACAACGACATGAAGTCGTACCTGGTCGTCAAAGGGATTATCGGCGCACAGCTAGAACACCTGCGGACGTTCGACACCCACGAAACGCTGTTGATCCCACCGGGAATCTATGAGATCCGCAGACAGAGGGAGTACGTTCCGGAAGGCTGGCGCAAAGTGGAGGACTGATGATCTTCGACGTTACAAAGCGGAATGTAGCACACATAGAACCGCTAAGGAGGCTTATCGAAGAACTTGAGGTGATGTGGCCAAGTGCGCATTTCAGGGAACAAACCGCTTTTACGTCCGGGGGCATAAAACAGTCGTTCGAGACTACGGTGATTGTCGATGCGGATTTTGAGAACGGGTATTTGAGGCACTACAAAATCACAAATGAATCCATCGAAAACTTGATAGACCTGCTGTATTCTCAAGGGGTAAAGGACATCCGTATAAAACTTCTATATAAACCAGTGGAAAACTAACATGAACGCTAAAACAGCTAAAAAACTGAGGCGCTACGTTCTGTCTACCGGGCTGACAGACCCGGAAACCGAGTACCGTGCGGACAGAACTACCGGAACCGTCAGAACGGTCGATCGGTGTTACCGGGGTGCGTACCAATCGCTCAAAAGAAAACTGAAGCACCATTCGGCATCCGGGAGGAGCGATCATGAAACTGCATGACCTGAACGATGAACACGCAACCGCCAAAGCAATTGGCTATGGGCTGTTTACCGGCATCGCCATCGCTTTAGCCGGTTCTGTTATCGGCAAGCTGATGGCGGCGTTGTTGCTGAGCGATGTAACAATTTAACGGGGGAGAGATTATGAGCGAGAGAGAATACCAAGAACTGTGCTACAGAGTGGAGAGAATTGATCCAGACGCGGCGGAATATCTTAGGGGGGAGGGAAGAACTTTGTCAGGGTTCACAACTTCTGGGGATCTGCGAGAAGTTTTCTTGTGGGAGGCTACTAAGCAGGGGCGCGAATATTGGCAAAGAATACAAAAAGAATTGGAGTGGAGTGTGCGTAAACCAGACACATGTACACCGGTAATAAGATATTCCTACGACATGAAGGCAGCGAGTGAAAGGTTCGATAAGCTGATGGAGTTTAAAGCCGAGCACTGCCCGGACAAGGTGTGGGAGCACGGCGCGGCCAATTACTCTATCCACTACAACCATACGTCAGAAATGTGGGAATCCGCGCAGTGGCTATTCATGGAGCACCCGTCGGAAGTCTATCTGGATAAAACCAGTGCAGAAAAATTATCTAGCATGTTAAACTCTGGAGAGTTTGTATTCTAGGAGACTTGACATGACTGAAAATTATGACTTGTACTACCGGGAAGGCTACCGGCACGCTGAACAGGGACTCGATCTTTACAACAACCCATACCCGCTAGGCTCCGAGGAAGCGAAAGCCTGGGCGCAAGGCTGGGAGGACGGGGACTACGAAGCCGGACCTGAAGACGATTCACTGGACATGGAGTAGCCGATGTTGGAAGAATCGGAACTTCGCTACGACGATTACGACATTCTTTCAGCCTATTACCGAGAATTGGAAAGGCAACCGTGGAACAAGGACGCGGAGTACGACCTGGACGCAGGCTTGCCGGAACAGCGCAGCAACGAGCAAATCGACAAGCTGGTGCTCGGAAACATGCGTTTGGTAGTGACCATAGCGAATCGATACCACGCCGACGGGATGACCAAACTGGATTTGATTCAGGAAGGAAATCTAGGATTGATACGCGCGGCGCAGAAGTTTGACCAGAGCCTTGGCATACGCTTTTCAACGTATGCCGGGCGATGGATTTCCAGTTTCATTGAAAAGGCGATAATCAGGACACGAAGCATTGTCCATGCGTCCGATAAGATTTTGTCGGATAAAGCCGCGGTCAGCCGGATCGCCAATCAGCTTGAACTCAAGCTGGGGCGAACTCCAACGCGAGCCGAGGTACTTGCCGGTATTCCAAAAGGAAAAGAGCATTTAATCCCCACGGTCGATGTGGAATTTTACGATGCCCCACTGGTCGTTGAGCGGGATGGGGAGGAGATGGATCTTCTTAACGATGCCCGCTGCGCCAACCAGGAAACTCCGGAAGTACAGATACTCAACGAAGAGCTTAGTAAACACCTTTGGCAAGCGGTGTCCGAACTGTCGGATAAGCATCAATGGGTTCTTTCGGAACTGCTTTGCAAGGATAAAACCATTTTAGAAGTCAGCGAGGCTATGGGCGCTTCGAGGCACGTAGTAAACCGGGTGTTAGCGGACGCCAAGACGATCATAGCGGACAGCGGGATAGGAGAACTGTGGATCGAGTGCTGAAAAAAGGGACGGAAGTTCCAAACGACGGACACCTGTACAGCCTGGAGAAAGGACTGATCGATGCTAAGTACCGAAGGAAAGGTTCAAGCAGGGAGTTCATTCTATACCAGCAGCATAAAGGTTTGATAGGACTCGACCAAATCGCTGGCGAAACGCAAAGGTTTCGATACGTGGCCAGGACGAACTCCATCGTAAAAAGTTTCGGTTTGATTAGCAGTTTTCCGATAGACCAGGAAGCTGCAATATTTCTGGCAAGGCAATCCCAGTTAGCCAAGCAGAGACTGACGGATTTCTTGACACTCGACACTGAAACGAGGGTGATGAAGATATTGACCGATAAATGCTTCAGCCCCTTGGCGATCACGCACCCAGACGGATTTCAGATCGGTATAACCCGGCAAGATCTTGCAAAGCTGGCGTCACTCAGCCGGGAGAGAACAGGGCTCGTTATCAAAGGGCTACATAAAAAAGGGCTCGTATACCTGGATGGGCGAAAGCAGCATATTGTTTTGCTGTGCGACAGGGAAGAAATGGCGCTGCGAAAGTCGCCTATTCACGAGTACCTTACCTAAGGTATTTCTGAGTATGAAATTGATCGTTATAGATTTAAGATAACGCCTTCCATGTTCAAGAATTTTGACGCTGGTTTGTTTTGCATTAAAAATGAAAAATCCGTGTCTTACTACATCTTACCAAGTAAAGAACTTTCAAGCATTCAATCACTAAATTTGAAATTCGATAAACATCAAAATTCTAAATACGCGGATTTTCTAGTAAAGGTGGACTATAAGCAATGAGACAGGCAGGTTTTCGCTTTATTGATCTATTCGCCGGAATCGGTGGGATAAGAATCCCGTTTGATAAATTTAACGGTGAGTGCGTATTCACATCTGAAATAGATGAATTTTGCCAAAAAACCTACAAGGCTAATTTTGGTGAAATTCCTTATGGAGATATTACAAAAATCAACCCAAAAGATATACCCGACCATGATATTCTTCTCGGTGGCTTTCCTTGTCAGGCTTTCAGCATCATTGGGCACCAAAAGGGCTTTGAAGATACGCGCGGGACTTTATTTTTCAACATAGAAGAGATTTTAAGGGAAAAAAGACCTCGCGCTTTTCTTCTCGAAAACGTCAAACAACTTTATACGCATGACGGCGGGAAAACTTTTGCTACCATACAAAAAAAACTGCGCGGCTTAGGGTACGATGTCCACGCCAAAATACTAAATTCTCTGGATTTCGGTATCCCGCAAAAAAGAGAAAGAACGTATATAGTTGGTTTTTTAGACAAGGTGAATTTCGATTTTCCGATTGGCGGTAAGCCGTATAATCTTTTAGATGTCCTTGAAGATGAGCGCGATGTATCTAAAACATATCAAGCATCTGACTACATTGTTCGTAAAAGAAAAGATGCTGTTAAGGGTGAGCCACCCATGCCAAGCATCTGGCATGAAAATAAAAGCGGCAATATATCAGCACTTCCGTATTCTTGCGCGTTGCGGGCTTCCGCGTCTTATAATTACCTGTTAGTCAATGGTCGGCGCCGACCTACAGAACGAGAAATGCTGCGTTTACAGGGCTTTCCTGATACTTTTAAGGTTGTAGTAAATTATTCTCAGACAAGAAAACAGGTTGGAAACTCGGTAAGCGTCCCCGTCGTCGAAAGCGTTGCTAAAAATTTGTTAGAGGCTGCTGGCTAAAATATTCAAAGTGCTATTTACAAAATATCCCAACGGGCGTAAGCTAAAAACATTTGATAATTTTTCCGGAGCCTGATCGATGTTTGCGAAATTAAAACTGATGTACCAAGTGCTAGAGCAGGGTAAAAACCTGGCAGACCCGGCCAAATGGAAAAATGCGCAGGTATTGGCCAATGGGCTGATGGTGATCATGGCTACGGTAGGATCGATGCTTCCGGAAGCGTATCGATTCGAGGATACCACCATGCAAAATCTGGCGTTCCTGTTGGGCGGCGTCGGGTCTTTGGCGAACACCTATCTGACCGTCGCAACGACGAATAAGATTGGCCTAAAGCCCAAGGGGGAAGGAAACGATGAATGCTCAGACTTATAGCCTGGTGGTCGTTCAGGGCGATGACGTTGTTCGTAAGCAACATCATTTCCGGACTGTTTGAACCGAGAACTCTAGATAGCATGTACGACGTGGTTATGTACTCTATCCTGGTGTTCTCATTAGTTATCATTTTCACAACGAGGGTGTCATGAATTTAAAGATAGGCGTTAACAAAGATGTAAAAGACAGGATACTGTTCGGCGGGGTTCTGTTAGCACTTATGGTGCTTTTAGTCGGTAACGACGCAGCAGCCGAGTATGACTACGACAAGAAGGTATACGAGGATTGCAGAAGCACGGCGAAAGCGATCATCAAGGACAAGGGCAGACTGGATACGTTCGTGCAGTGGACGGCGTATTCAAAATGGACTCACGCCGAGCAATGCTCCCAGTTTCTGGCGAGGAAGTATTGATGTACGAGTTTTTCATTCGACACGCATCGCCGGCTAAACTGATTTTTTTGTTTTTGATCACCTGGGCGGCAGTAATCTGGTTAAGAACAAACTTGCAAGGGGTTGTGAAGGGCGGCAGAAAAGACTGAGGAGTTCGCTATGAAGCAATATCTAAGCCTGATGGGCGACGTTCTCCAGAATGGGGTGGAAAAAACCGACAGGACCGGAACCGGAACCATTTCGGTGTTTGGAAGGCAGCTAACCTTCAATCTACAGGAAGGCTTTCCGCTGCTTACCACCAAAAAAATGTTCTACAAAGGCGCTTTTGTAGAAACGCTTTGGTACTTGCGCGGCGACGCCAGCCTTGATTACCTGCACGAGAACGGGGTGCATTATTGGGACAAGTGGGCCACCAAGGACGGGAGTTTAGGACCGGTGTACCCAGAGCAGTTCAGGCATTGGGAGATCGATCGAGAGTGGACGGTTGCCGTGGACAGGGGCAGGTGCACAGTGAAACCCATCGAAGTGGATCAGCTTCAGACACTCATCGATGGGTTGAGGAACCGGCCGGACAGTCGAAGGCATCTGGTTTCCGCATGGAACGTCGCGAAGCTGCCAGACGAAACGATGTCCCCGCAAGAGAACGTACTCGAAGATCGCATGGCCCTGGCGCCATGCCATGCGTTTTTTCAGTGCTACGTAGCGAACGGGGAGCTGTCCCTGCAAGTCTATCAGCGATCCGCAGATGTCTTTATCGGCTTGCCGGTCAACATCGCGAGCTACGCCTTGCTTACCCATTTACTCGCACACCAATGCGACCTTTTACCGGGAAAGCTTATCTGGGTAGGCGGAGACGTACATCTCTATTCGGACCACATTGAGCAAGCGGAACTGCAACGAACACGGATGCCAAAGGATCTTCCAAAGCTCAAGATAAAGCGTAAGCCCCCATCGCTGTTTGAGTACGAGTACGAGGATTTTGAGTTAGAAGGGTACGATTCCTGGCCGCACATCGCGGCGCCAGTGGCTGTTTGACGAGGAAAACATGGCAAAACTTTTGGATTTAAAAGACGTGGTTAAAGACGATCGAGCCCCGGCGAGGCTCAATCAAGGCGTCGTTGACATGCTGTCGGAGGCGTTACAAGCGGCGATGAGCGGGGACCTGATAAGCGTCGAGATTTCTGGCGTGATGGTCGATGGCAGTGTTTGCACAGCTTGGGAAACCTCATCGATGACCAGCGCCTGCACTTTGCTAGGCGTCATGGAGAAGAACAAGCAGGACGTGTTGAAGACGATGGAAGACTGGTAGTATGGGCGTAGAATACTCGGAAAAGCCAAAGTCTTGGTCTACCGGAGTATTCTCTGAATTTATATGTCCCATCTGCAAAAGAAGTAAAGGCTTCGGCAGTAACCACACGCGGTGCTATGAGATCATGAAACAACGGCAAATTACTAAACATTCGAGGGTTTCGCCATGCCAATAAGCTACCTTTACGCAGCGATTTTCCTGGCGGGACTTGTCATTGGCGCCGGAACGGCGTATAAAATAGAACACGCGAACACCATCGCCATGCGCTTACAAGTGTCTGAAGCAAATAACAAAGTGCTTGCGGCGCAACGAGACGCGCAGGCTTTGGTGCAAACCGCTATGGATCAAGCCCGACAGAAAAACGAGGAGCTGGATAATGCAAACAGAAAAGCCATTGAAACCATCAACCACTATTACGATGCTAACTCTAAGCTTATTGCTGACCGGGTGCGGGCCGCGAGTTCAAGCAATTGTAAGAACCCCGTGCCAACCGGTAATAGTCCCGTCGGCACTAAAGCTGAAGCCGCTAGACCTGGACTTCCAGAAGGATTTGGTGAATACCTTGCAGATCGAAGCCGACAGGCCACAGAATTAGCGCAATACGCTAAAATGTGTTATCAATTTGTGGTTGAGAACAACTGTGGAATAATCAAGTGAGGAGTTATGCCGGGAAGACCATCAAGAAAACGCACGAAAGCTAGGTACGGAGAGGAGACATTCGAGAACCACCGCTTTCAGGTACTTCAGCAAAAACCACTGTTTCAGGATCTGTCGGACCCGCTAAAGCCCAAACGTGGGATTGGCGTAGGGCAAGGCAACTTGCCGAAGTTTCAGACCCCGGAAGCGATGGAGTTCGCGATTGATTTGTACTTCAAGGAAAAGTTTGAGAATAACGAGCCACCAACGATACCGGGAATGGCACTGGCTTTGGGGTTTAAAAGCCGGCATTCTTTGATCAGCTATAAAAACAAAAGCGAAGCTTTCTCGGACATAATCGAAACCGCGTTCACCAAGATCGAGGAATATAAGAACACCCTGTTGTTGTCGGTCGAAAGGGCGCCGCAGGGCGTCATGTTCGACCTAACCAACAACCACGGCTGGGTGGGCAAGAGCGAAGTTCGCAATGTCCACGAAGCCGGAGACACGTTGTCTGTTCTGTTCGCCAGCTTGCAAGGCTCGGTGCTAAGACCCATTATCGAACACGAAAGCGCGGTAGAAGCGCAGTTTGAACCGGTATCGATGGCAGCGCCAGAGAAAGACCCCTGGGAGGGCTTAGTGTGATTGAAACCCCATTAGAGCTTATGGTTAAGCTGTGCAAAGAATTTGAAGGCTGTGAACTTGAAGCCTATCGGGATCCGGTAGGCATTTGGACGATAGGCTATGGGCATACCGGGCCAGACGTGTTTGAGCACTTGATGTGGTCCCAAGAGCACGCCGATGAAGTGCTGGCGAAAGATTGTCAGCACCACATGCAGGGGGCATTGTACTTTAGTCCTGGGCTTCGTCAGGAGTCCCCGTACAAGCAAGCCGCCATAGCAGACTTCGTGTTCAATCTTGGCGCTACGGCATACTCAAGATCGACCTTGAAAAAGCGGGTTGACGATAAGAATTGGGCTTCGGCAATCAAGGAGATAAAGCGCTGGAACAAGGCCGGAGGTAAGGTTCTTAAAGGTTTGACCAGACGCCGGCAAAGAGAAGCCGAGTACCTAGCGAGATAATCGATAGAAAAACAGTAAAGGATAACATGGGCGAAGTATTATCCCCGAAAGAGGAAAAGAAAAAATTAGCGGGGATCGATTTTTCCAAGTATGAGTTTACCAAGGAAGACTTGGTAAAAGGCCTTGGCGATCCGGTATGGCGGTTGAATAACCTGTACAAGATTGTCGATAAGAAAACCAAGGTTGTCACGTTCCGGCTAAACGCCGCGCAAACCAAGCTACTAAAGAACCTTCATAACCGGAACGTCATCCTGAAAGCCCGTCAGATGGGGTTCAGTACGTTCATCCAGTTGCTGATTCTCGACACGGCGATGTTCTCCCCAAATCAGAGCGGGATCATCATTGCGCAGGACCGGGAGACCAGTGAGGCGATCTTCCGGGACAAACTGAAGTTCGCATACGATTCCCTCCCAGAACCTTTCCGAATTTCCGCGCCGACCGACGGCGAGCCTTCAAAAACAGCGATCGCGTTTACCAACGGCTCGATCATTGAGGTACGGACTTCGGCACGGGGGCGAACTCCTACCATTCTGCACGTGTCTGAGTTCGGTAAGATCGCCGCGAAAGACCAGGCCAAAGCCCGAGAAATTGTTACTGGGGCGATGACCGCGGTAGCTGAGAACGGCTTAATCTTCGTTGAATCCACCGCGGAGCAAGGGGAGGAAGGCGAGTTTTACAAGATGGTTCGCACCGCGATCCGACTGATGGAAGCCGGTCGGAAGCTCTGGAAACTGGAGTTTAAATTCCATTTCTTCGCCTGGTGGGAAGACCCCAGCTATATTGCGCCGGTAGGCTCGGCGGTTATATCGCCGAAAGACGAAGATTACTTCTCTGAGGTAGAGGCCCGCTGCGGGATCATCCTGTCGCCAGAGAAAAGAACTTGGTACGTGTTGTACCGGGATAATATGTATTCCGGCGATCAGCAGATGATGTACCAGGAAATGCCGTCGTACTGGGAGGAGGCTTTCAAAGTCTCACTGGAAGGCGCGTATTTCACTGAGCAGTTTAGGCGGCTGCGCAAAGAGGATCGAATTACCGACGTGCCCTACGACCCACAGTACCCGGTCAGCACGTTCTGGGACTTGGGCGCGGACGATTACACGGCCATTTGGTTTATCCAGGCGCGGCCAGGGTACTTCGCCGTGATTAATTACTTCGAGGAAAACGGAGAACCATTCAGCTTCTTTGTGGAATTGATGGATACCCTGGGATATGTTTACGACTACCATTACCTTCCGCACGATTCCAGGGCCGTTAAGCAAGGCAAGTTGCGCAATGAATCCCCGGAAGAAATGCTTCAGGAACTGGCGCCACACTGGCGGTTTTGGGTAATTGATCGGATTCCAGACAAAATGATGGCCATTGCGCAGGCTAGAAATTTGCTGCCGCTTTGCATTTTTGATCAGTCGAAATGTAAAATAGGGCTTAGACATTTGGAAAATTATCGAAAAGCCTGGAATGAACGTTCAGGAACCTGGAAATCGACGCCGAAAGATGGTATAGAAACTCACGGATCGGATGCGTTCTTGCAAGCCGCGCAAGCGAAAGCCGCGGGGATTTTTGGCACCGTAGGCGGCAACGGCATCGATACCGACCTCGCTTTGGGCGGGGCTATTTACGAACCGAACTACAACTATTAATCGGAGGATGACATGGTGAAAACACCGCAGTTAATTATCGCAGACGATCTGACTAAGATCGATTGGCCATTGCATTATTTTTCATCCGTTACCGAAGACGGATGCAGCTACATTCGGGATGACATCGAACCCGTTTTGGCCAGACCGCCGTACTCAGCGACTTGCGTTTGCGGGCGGCTGATCCTGGCGTGGCGGGTGTTCACGGGGCAGTACGATGCGCTGAAGTGGCGAGGTGGTCAGTAACAAGGATGTTGGAGTTTATACCAAAGACGTGGTATAAGCCCGGATAAATTGGTATAAATTCTAGGAGATACTTATGGCGCTGACAGCACCGAAAGGGACGGTAATTACCCAAACGGTAATCGATTACCAGTCGCTGGTAGATCGTTTAAAAGATCGGCAACTGGATCAGTACCCGGTCTACGAGTTCGGCGGGGGGCGAAAGCTATTCATGAATACGGATCAGGGCGACGGAGTTTACGATAGCCCTACCACGATAGTAGATGGCAAGATCGTTCATTTACCGAACCCGGATTTGGATTCGACCATAGCGCCGTTACCCGCTTCCAGGACGATAGGGCTATGAGGTACGATTTACAAGAGTTGTACGACGCCGCTAATTGGGCTTGCGAATGGGCTTTTCACGACCGAGAGAAAATCAAGGGCGCGGTTAATTGGGCGGACATTCGTTGCACCTCCGCCGAACTAGCCGTGGATAACTTCGATGACCAAGTATACCGGGTCAACATTAGCGAAGCCGATCCTGGAGCGCAAGAACTTCACACCTTTATCCGGGCGCATTTAGCGGCTAAAGGCTTTGACAAAGTTGAAATTGTTACGGAGTGGTAGCATGAGTTCAGTCGCAGTCAATAATCCCGTAACCGATACTGTCCCAGTCGATTGGACTGCGGAGCGGGAAATCATCGCGAAAGACGCACTTCGAGTCCTTTACAAGCATTACAAAGGGTTCAAGTGGGGGATCGAGTTTACCGCGACTCACGACAGGTCGTTGGGGATGCTGGTGATTCGCATACTCGACATACCTACACAGGTGGTTTACACCATCCATCCGAAAGACATTGACCGGGATCGAATGTCGTGCGTAATGCGCGGCGCGGGGCTATTGCTCGAATCCCTTGGTTTTAAAGTAGGACACGCGAGAGGGGACGATGTGCATCTGGTTAGGAAGACAGCATCCGGGTTAATCATACCCAACTTCGATGCTATGCCAGAAAGAAATCCGGGATACGAGAAATTCAAAGAGACTTTTAAGCAATTGCACAATAAGTAGGAATCGCCATGATCCAAGACTCTACGTATCCTGTCCCATCCCTGGAAGGCGGAAGTTATAGGCCGGCCACTGCGGGGTCGGCGCCGCATGTTAATTCAGTCGATTATCACGGAATTAACAATGCCGATTACGCGGAGCCTCCAACACCAGGGGCGGACGTAGACTGGCTGTACATGGCGCGTTGCGCGTATGATTCAAGCGAAAGATGGACGCAGATTAATCTTCGCGCTACGTGGGCTAGAAACTTGGCGCATTACCGGTCGGAGCATGGGCCGGACAGTGCGTTCAACGACCCTTCGAACAAACACAGGGCCAAGCACTTCTGGCCTAAAACCAGAACCTTAGTCCGGGATCAGCAAGCTTCCGCGGTGGCGGCGTACTTTTCAAGTGCCGATGTGGTGGCCATAGAAGCCGAAAACAGCGATGACCCAGAGCAAGTCGAAGCCTCGAAGCTGATTAAAGAACTGACCAATTATCGGCTCAGACAAAGTGTACCGTGGTACAAGATAACCCTTGGGGCGATTTCGGAAGTGTCGGTATTGGGGGTGGTGTTCTCGCATCAATCCTGGGAGTACAGAACCGAGTCCCGGCTGGATAGAGTGGTCTATGACGCAGAGAACGATGAGGTTGTTCCGGTATACAAGAACGTTCTGGTAAAAGATTCACCGAAAATACGCATAGTGCCGGCGGAGAACCTTCGCATTTCCCCGGCATCGGATTGGCTCGACCCGATCAATTCCTCCCCCTACGTCATTGAACTGATTCCCATGTTTTTAGGGGATGTGATGGCCCGGATTCGTAAGGGCGCGGACATACGGACCGGAGAGCCTAAGTGGCATGTTATCGAGCAAAGTTTGCTTCGGTCAGCGGGAAACAAGACCAACATCGACGCGATTCGCAATGCCAGGGTCGGGAAAAATAAAATAGACCCGAAAACCGAGCAGGCAGAGAACGTCGATGAATTTAACGTAATCTGGATTCACCGTAATATCGTCCGGCACAATGATGTCGATTGGATGTATTACACGGTAGGTACCACAATACTGTTGTCCGATCCGGTGCCTCTGCACGAGGTTATCCCCTGGGCGGATGGCGCCAGGGATTACGTGGCGGGCATCATGGAAGTGGAGACCGACAAGGTTTACCCGAGCGGCCCGGTCGAGATCATAGCGCCGCTTCAGAAAGCCCTCAACGAGCACAACAACCAGCGCATAGACAACGTTCGTCAAGTGCTGAATCGCAGGTATTTATACCGTCAAGGTACGCAGGTGGACGTTCGCAGCTTGCAGAGAAACGTACCAGGGGGCTTGATAGGTGTTTCCGGTGCCGGAGATCTGAGCAATTTCGTTAAGCCGCTCGATACTCCGGACGTTACCAGTTCGAGTTATCAGGAACAGGACCGGATGAACCTGGCGATAGACGACCTGTCCGGTTCGACGATGGGATCAACGGTCTCATCGAACCGGAAGCTTCAGGAAACCGCGACTGGCATGAGCCTGATGTCGGACGAAGCGAACAAGATTCGCGAGATGGAACTGATGACGTTCACTAAGACCTGGATGGAGAACGTTCTCAAGCAGGTAGTTCAGATGATCGCGATGTACGAGACCGATGCGACAGCGCTTCGAGTGGCGGCGACGAAAGCCGGTGTCAGTCAGATCCTGTCCAAGTTTTTCGATTACAAGTTCTCGGTATCGGTGAACGTGGGTATGGGGGCTACTGGCCCGACGCAACGGATGCAGCGATTCATTGGCGCGGTCTCGACGGTGGTACAAACAGTTCCGGAAGCCGCGGCGTCCATTCGCGGCGATGAACTGGTCAAAGAGATATTCGGCATATCAGGCTACGATAACGGCAGTCGGTTCTTTGACTTCGCAGCCGGGCAGCAAAAAATACAGCAGCAACAGCAGCAACCTGACGCGAATGTCCAACTGGCAAGGGAGCAGATGCAGATCAAAATGCAGATCGAGCAAGGCAAGCTTGAAATACAAAAGGCCAAGATGGAACTGGATAATCTGGATTTGCAACGCAAACTTCGTGAATCCGAAGCGCAGATCGATTTGTTGAAAGCTAAAACCGCTTCCGAGAACGTTACCGCCATCTTCTCGGCGACGCAAGCCGGCGGCGTCGTTGCACAGAACCCAGAGACAGCACCGGTGAGCGATGTGATATTAAAAAGCGCCGGGTTCGTGGATCACGACGCACCGCCAACCGTGCCTACGGTGGAGCAAGCGATTCCGGGATCTATGCCACTGGTGGATAGTAACAGCAGTCCTAATTTCCCGGCGAAAGCCCCCTCTCCGGCTGAAGGAATGAACAAGGGCATCGAAACCCCACGAATTGAAGCTAATTTGTAGATAGCATTTGACAGAAGCCTTGTATTTAAAGTACCCTGATATGGTACTTTCCAGTACGAGGCTTTTTTTACGCATATCGAGGATGCGCATGACTGATTTATCCAACGAGTACCCTAACGACGACAAGATGCGAGCGGTTCAGCTAGGCATCGAAGCGAAGTATTTCATTGAGCACGACCGCATTGGCCGCTATCTTTGGCTGATGTCGGTGCAGCACAGAGCCTACGCATTAGAACAATTGGCCGTAGTGGATCCAGAAAACAGTAAGGAAATTCGAGCTTGGCAAAACGAGCTGGCACTTCACGAACTGTTTAAAGCCTGGATCAACGACGCGATTGCTAATGGCTTAGCGGCGGAGGAGCAAATCCTGGCCGAAGACGCGGCGGAACGGGCTGGGGATTAGCGTGAAGATAGAAACGATAAGAACTCAGGTTTATGAAACGTATCTTTCGTCGAATAGCGTAGACGTATCGGTAACGGTATGGGGAAATTGTGAAGGGGCGAATCTTATGGTCGCTCACAAAGACACCGGTGCGGTTATTATGTCAGGCGCGTTGCGATGGGAAGTAATGGATTTGGTTGTCGCGGCAATTAGCGTCGCGAGGGCTGAGTGATAAAACTTTTTTTAAAAATCAGGAGCTAAAAAATGACACAAAATGAAATGGTCAATCACATGGCATCGAGCTTAGGTATATCTAAGACCCAAGCGAAATATACAATACAAGAGTTCACAGCGATGCTGGTTGCGATACTGTTAGCCGAAGGCGAAGTCAGTATTCCAGATGTCGGCAAGATAAAAGTGTCCGATGTGGCTGCAAGAGTCGGTAGAAACCCTTCTACTGGGGAGTCGGTTAACATTGCGGCATCCAAGAAGTTAAAGTTTAAACCATCAACAGTATTGAAAGCCAAGGTCAACGCTTAATTTACTTTCAGGCTATCGATGAACTTTCCGGTTTAGTAAGCTATACTTAAACCGGAAAGTTACCGCAATACTCAAAAAGTATTTGACAAAATACGCAGACATGTAGTATTGAATTGGTAATACTCCAAGTGCTATGCACCCCGGTTCAACGCCAATGCAGGAACTAACATGGCTGTAAATGTAAATGATCCAAATATAGCTAAACGAAGCCGCGCGGCCAAACGCTCTGAAAACCAAAGAGCCGGTAAGCCGATTGAAGAAGGCATCGATGACGCTCCCGCTGTTGAAGACGCATCCCCAGAAACCGAACCGGAAAAAACAGAAGCTCCTGAAATGCCAGAAGTGGTAGCAGAAGCTGAATCCGAACCGGAAGCTGCCAAAGAACCCGACATGGCCGAAACTCCCGAAGAAGAGGCCGCTGAGCCGCCCGCTGAAGAAGCCGGTGAGACTATGGCCGAAGAAGCTGCCGAAGTTATGGACGAAGAACCTGCTCCAGAAACTATGGTCGAGGAAGAAGCCGCAGAAGAGCCAATGGCTGAAAGCGCTGAATCCAATGAATATTCCCCGCCGGAAGGCAAAACCCACGATGAGCTGGTTAACGAGTACCATATCGCGATTGCGTATGGCGACGTTGAAGCCGCCAACGAACTGTACCGGCAGCTTCAGAACCACCGCTACATGGAAAACGGACACAGAGGTAAGATGGAAGCCGCAGCGCAGAAAGAATGGGACGATTACGTAGCAGTGGCTACTTCGATCGTCGATAAGCACCCAGAATTGAACGAGAAAGGCCTGCCGGCCGATAAAGTCATGGCGCTTGCCGAACTGTACCGTAATAACGGTGAGTCAGCAACGAGCGCACTGAAGATGGCAGTCGCCGACTTGTACCCCGAACAGCCCCCCGCACCTGAAGCTGTCGCACAGGCGGCGGAGTCTCCATTAATCACGGAAGCTGAAATGCCCGCTGAGGAACCGGAACCCGCACCTGCTGAAGAACCGGAGGCCGCACCTGCTGAAGAGCCGGAAGCCGCGCCTGCCGAAGCTGAAGTCCCGCCGGGAGGCGTTGACGCGGGGGCACTTATTCCTGAAGGTTTGATGGAAGATCGCATGGCTCGTAAGAGCCGGCTGTCTGTAGTACCCAACGCATCTGCAAGGAATCAACCGCCACCGCCACCGGAAACTCCCTCCAGGGAGTCGGCGATTGCGGAGATGAAGAGGTCAAGAGGCCAACTTTAACTCTGAAAAAACTGTACCCCGTCGTGATGACGGAATGATCCCATTAGGGGCTGATGCCCTTAACGTAACGAGAAGGTAATCGAAAATGATTTGGTCTATTGCAGATGAAGGTGGCTACCTCTGGGCGCCAAACTTATCCCAATTTTTAAGGTTGCAAAACTTGCCGATTGTTAAATTTCGGCAGCTTTGCGATGTAAAAGAATCCGACGCTGACGGCAAGCCACTGGTTGGCAAAGGCCGTGGCGAGAAATGGTATTGGAACGTTTTCTCTAAATTGTCCCGCAAAGGCGGACCTTTGGACGAAACCCAAAAAATGCCAACCACCGGCTTTAAAATTACTCAGTTGTCTGGCACCATGACCGAGTACGGTAACTCGGTAGACTGGACCGGCAAACTGGATGATCTGTCCGAACAACCGATCAAAGAATTGATCCGTAAAGAATTGGCCATCGACGTTGCCGAAGCTTTCGACGTTGCCGCCTGGACTGAGTTCAACAAAACCCTGTTGTGGGCACAAGCCACCTCCGGCACCAGCACCACCGCAGTTACTTTTGGCACCGATGGCATTCCGTCGATCACCAACAACGTAGCTTTCGGTAAAGGCCATGTTGAGCCAATCGTGACCTATATGAAAGAACGTAATATCCCGGCTTACGAAAATGGTGATTACATCGCTATTGGCCGTCCAACCACGTTCATTCAGTTGAAATCCGACTTGGAAGGCATTCAAACGTACACCGAGACCGGACTGGCGCACATTAAGAATGGCGAAATAGGTCGTTATCGTGGCACCCGTTTCATCGAGCAGACTCACGTTCCTGCTGGCGGTGCGCAAGACTCAACTACGTACAACCCACAAACGGAAACATCCGATCCGTGGAACAACGCAAAATCCGACGGAATCTTCTTCTGCGGAGCTGATACCGTAGCAGAAGGCATTGCGATTCCTGAAGAACTGCGCGGTAAAATCCCTGGCGATTTCGGTCGTGACAGAGGCTTTGCCTGGTACGCACTGGAAGGCTTCGGTTTGAGCCATCCGGACGCAGCCAATGCACGTATCGTTAAATGGGATTCCGCAGCTTAAGGCTCGGGTTAATTCTTAACTAATACCAGGAATACGATAATGTCATACGCTGAACCAAAGACCATTACTTACACCCGCTCGGTAGCGGTTACTAACACTACCTGGGCGGTTACACCTCCATACGGCGCTACCAAAGCCCGCATAGTGGACATCCAGGCATCTGTCACAACTACGTACAACGCAGTAACTACCGCCGCAACCATCGGCGTCGGCGTTGCCGGCAACACGGACAAAACAGGTTTGTTGTCCCTGGGCACCACTGCTGCCGGTAGCACCGTAGGCTTGAAAGATAGCTGGGTACGCGGTACCAACCCTGTGTACGCTACGTTGGACTTGACCGGCACATCGAACACCATTTCAGGAACTCCAACAGTTCCCGAAGTGCTGGGACCGGTGCTGATTACGTTTACCGCGAACACCGGCGGCACTCCTGCCGGCGCCGCAGTGGCCGAAGTTACTATCGACTGGTTCTAAACCAGCAACAACGAACACCGATATTCGGAGATCGAAATGAAAGAGATGTATAGTTCTAAAGATTTTTCGGCCGACGCTACTAACAGCATGGCCGATAAACGCAAGTTCTCTGGCTCTGGCTTAACTGCCGGTGTTCAGTCAGGCTTGTCGGAAGTCGTCAGTCCAAAACGCGGTGACATTCCCGCACAAATGAAATCGTCAGGTAACGATTTCAGACGTGTTGACGGAGTTGAACCCGCGGGCGAAAAAATGGGCAAAAACTTCCAGTTCAAAGTGTAAATTCCCATGATAATCCTAGAAATAGGGGGATCAATGGACCAGGAGCCCGCTCACGAGCGGGCGCCTAACCCTTTGGAGACCGGAGTTCTCAGCGAAGGTCGCGCCAGCCGCCCTACCGGTACGGCTTGGTACGATACGTCGATGGGGACGGATTACGGCAACGGGTGCCGCTTCGATCACGAAGAGACGGCAACCATGACAAAAATACCATCGCGAAAGGATCGGTAATGGTTACATTAGATAGAACTCGGCATTTTGCGGTTTGCGTTGGCCCATCCGATGCGGAAGACGATATGGTCCATGCGTGCTACTTTCAGGACGGAATTTACTTTCGACCGGACGGCACTGCGATCAACCAGCCGGAGGAAGAAAAACCTCCTGTTGTGGAACCGACTGTCGGTAAAAAATCGAAGTCGAAAGACCCAGATATTCAAGGCTTGGTATAACCCGCTTTGGAGCATTCAAAGCAATAAATTCTTAAAGGGGCTGTTAACGTGTTGACCTTATCCGATTTAATTAGACGAGCAAGGTCAAGGCTAGATGACGCAGCCCTCCCCTATCTATGGACGGATCAGGATCTCACAGACTATATCAACGACACCCTGTGGGACGCCGCCCTCCGCGCCAACTTAACTGTTCAAGACGAAATCCCGGTAGTATTTACGCAAACCGGGTCGGTATGGAATGCTAGGTACGCATTACCTAGCGGAATCCTCGATGTAAAATCCGTGTACTTAAATTCGGCGCCAACGGCACCGTTGGAACGAACCAGTATACGCCGTCAAGAGCGGGTATTTAAACACCGGCCTACGCAGTCCGGTTCCCCTTGGGGCTATGCCCTAGACATGACTAAGCTCGGTTCGGGAGATGACGACGGGCTTTATGTACGTGCTATCACTTTCCTGGGAACTCCAGATGCAGCGGACACCGCCTATCTGGATGTGGTAAGACTTCCAGTCATACTGGAGGGGTCTTGCGATATTCCAGAGATCGATCCTATGTGGCAGTCCGATCTGATGTTCGGAGTTACTGCTCTTGCCTATCTTAAAAACGATACGGATACCTACAATCCTCAGAAATCCGCAAGGGATTTTCTGATGTTTGAGGAACGTTTTGGACCTCGGCTCCCGGCTGTTGTTTTGAGAGAACGACAAACGGATGTGCCGTTAGAAATGCTTGTTTGTTGAGATGGGTTTTTGGAACGATGCAGATGGAAAGAAGAAGCTACGACGCCGATATTGCGGAAATTAAACAGCGGGTGAAGGATTTGGAACGGCGTTGTGATGTGAAGGAAGATAAACTGTCCGCGCTGGAAGCTTTCCAGAACAAAGCGATAGGTTACGCACTGGCCGCTAGCGCCATAGCAACCTTTGTCGCCCAATACCTAAACAGCAAATGAGGCCATACTGATGAATATCATTGTTCTATATACCGCCGTGTGGGTCGCGGCTATTTTCGTAGCCAACACCGATTTGTGCTATCATCTTAGACGACGCGGGGTGCATAGCCTAGATCACTGGGTTCGAGTGGTGCCCTGGATACACAACCGATCAAAAATGTAGAGGAAACATGTTGGAACAAGAGAAGTATCAGGAAGTCTGGAAACACGAGCAATATCGTACCGTGGCTCCAGGAGAGCACTGCGTTGATCTATTCTTGCAATTAGCAAAACCGAAGGCGACCGATACCATTACGGATTACGGTGCTGGAACGGGAAGGGCGGCGCTGAAGCTGGCGGATGCCGCTAAAGTCAGAATGCTGGACTTTACCACCAACAGTCTGGATCCGATAGTCCAGGAGCATCTGAACGAGCGGTTGGTGTTTGCGCAGCACGATTTGACTCAACCGATAACCGACTTCACCAAGTACGGGTATTGCTGCGATGTCATGGAGCACATCCCGCCGGAAGATGTGCTGACGGTTCTGAAGAACATTACCCAGTCCTGCCGGCACTGCTTTTTTCAGATTTCTTGCGTTCCCGATGTTATGGGCGCACTGATTGGGGAGCAATTGCATCTTACGGTGCAGCCGTATTCCTGGTGGCTTGACCGGTTCAATGAGATTGGCTGCGCGGTTCGCTTCTCGAAAGACCTGGAAACCCACTGCCTGTTTTACGTATCGGCATGGGCGAACGGGGGCGATGTAGCGGTTATCGCGAAGGTTAATACCGAGGATGAAGAAATTCGCGCCAACGTCAAGCACAATATTCAGCTAGGGCTTTCGGAAGCTAAGCCATATGAACAGCAAGAGCAGGAGCTGATCATCCTGGCTGGCGGACCGAGCTTGAACGATTTCAAAGACGAAATCCTGATCAACAAGAAGATGGGGCTACCCATTGTAACCCTTAACGGGGCGTACAATTGGGCGATAGAGCACGGTATCAAGCCGGATGTGCAGATCATCCTCGATGCTCGTGAGTTCAATAAAAGGTTCCTGGAACCTATCGTTCCAACCTGTAAATACCTACTATCCTCTCAGTGCCATCCAAATTTGATAAAATCGGTGCCACCGGAGCAAGTTACCTTGTGGCATAGTGGGGCCGCGGTAGTTCGATCCGTAGTTGAAGAATTGGGCATTGAGCGGGACGTGTATCCTGTGTACGGGGGTATGACTGTGCCGCTACGGGCGATACCGCTATTAATCATGCTGGGCTTTCACCGCTTCGTGATTTACGGCTTCGATTCATGCTTGAAGAAGGATGAGCACCACGCCTACGCGCAGCCGGAAAACGATTACAACACCGTACTAGAGGTTGAATGCGGCGGGCGGTACTTTAAATGTCATGGCTGGATGGTCAGCCAGGCGCAGGAATGGTTGCAGTTGCAGGACATGATCGCGGATCTCTGTGAGATAGAAGTGAAAGGCGATGGTTTGATAGCCCACACCATTCGTACCGGGGCGGACATAGCGAAAACAAAGACTATAGGTTCGGAGACCAACATATAGTATACTTATTGTGCAGGATAGGATGGCCGTCCGATAAGCTCGCACCGCTCTCAGCGAGTTTCCTGCAACCACTTAATGAGGGCTAAATTAGGTGGAGCGGGCCGATGAAAGTGTGTACGAAGTGCGGGGTGGAGAAAGCGTATAGCGAGTTCGGAACACGAAAAAACCTCCTGGATGGGCTGAGTAAACAGTGTAAGGATTGCGTTAGGAAATATGACCGGGAATATTATTCTAAAAATAGAGAGGCTTGCATGGCAAGGAGCCGCAAGTGGCAGAATGCCAATAAGGATAAGTTATGGCATGTAGCGTATGCGGATAAAGCAAAAATACGCAGAGCGATATATAAAGCCGGAAATAAAGAACGAATAAGTGAATCTGGAAAAGCGTATCGGTTAAATAACGCTGAAAAAGAAAGAATACGGCATAAGGAGTATGCAGTAAATAACAGGGGTAAAAGGGCTGCAAATGAAGATAGAAGACGAAATTCTATGAGAATAGCTACTCCTATGTGGGCTAATTTATTTTTTATAGAAGAAGCATATTCATTAGCTAAACTTAGAACTGAAATTACCGGGCATAAGTGGCACGTTGATCACATAGTTCCTTTGCAAAGCGAAATAGTATGCGGGCTGCATGTACACGATAATATTCGAGTAGTTCTTGGAAAAGTGAACATGCAAAAATATAATAGGGTTTGGCCTGACATGCCGTGAAACTGTTAACCGGGCGATAGCCCATTTTTAAACATTGACTATCGGGAGATACTCAAATGGCTGCAGGCTTATAGTTTAGGCCCCCGGTAAGGTAACTTATCGGTAAACTCTGTGTGAATTGCTGGAAAACCCGACCGCTAAAGACGAGGGCAATCAGCAGCGAAGCCGAGCGATCGGAACGTTCAACGACTATCCCGAGAGGGAGTACGCTCAAGCGAGTGGAAGCGCACAGCACCCAGAAATGGGTGAAGATATAGTCTACTCTTTATAGTAATATAAAGCAGGGTATAATCCCGGATAACTTGGTAGCGTAAGTTATTGAATTATAAGGCGTATACACTTTATAATGAAAGTAAGAAATATTTGAACACCGGGCAAATTGACCTCGACACCAACAACTTATTTTCTAAGCTGTTTAAATCGACAAGTAATGCCTCGACATATACTTTGTCAAATACTTCGGAATTGACCAACCCGGTATCGGGCGGTGGTTATACTGGACAGAAGGCGTTAACTTCGGTTGTCGTAACCGCGGGCGCGTCTGCTAAACAGATTAAGTTCGATGCTGCGGACGTTATTTACACTGCGTCGGGCGGTAACGTGGGTTCGATTATGTACGACGTTATTTTCGCGTCGGGCGGTAAGTTGATTTGTTGGGCTAAACTTAGTACGGCCGCATTTACTGTGACCTCTGGGAATACTCTGACTAACCAATTCAACTCAGCGGGTATTTTTACTATTACATCTAGCCCGTAGTAGTAATTTAATATCCATCCGCAGGTGCATTGAGGGTAGAATACCGGCAATCAATTTTCGGTAGCTACCCTAGCCGAGAGTAGTATTTGTAAACATTTCATTGTCGGGAGACAACAATGGCATTACCACAAGAAGCAATTGAACTGGACGCAAAACGTCTGGCCGTCGTTCAGCAAATCGAAGAATTGAAAGTCGAAGCCAGAGCTTTGAAAAAAGCGATGGACAAAGCGATCGAAAAAGCCAATTTGGAGTTCAAGTTGGGCATCGTAACTGACGAAGATCGTGAGAAAATGAAAGCTCTGCTGTAACCGCGTCAGCGGTTGCCGCAGCTCTTTTCTAAATTATCGAGGTTCTTTATGCGATTTGCTAAGCAGTTTAATCGTGCCTTACGCTTTGCGGCGATGGGCATGGTCTTTTCAACATCCAGTATGGCGGCCACGATGATTGTGGACAGAGGCTTCGAGACCGGGGAGCTGACCGGTCTTGTCTGCTCCGGTAACTGCCCTACGGTAGTTTCCTCACCGACCGCTGCCGGGTCTAAATTCTCCGGAAGTTTTGCTTTGACTCGCGACATGCGAATCCCTTACCGGACTGAAATTACGTTCGGGCCAAAGGGTAAATTCGAGTTCGGGAAAGAATACTGGGTCGGATTTAATTATCGGTTTGAAGACTGGGAGCGGGATGGAAGTCCAGAGATGGCTCCGTTCCAGGTTCATGAAGCCACCCTAGACTGGGACGCAACCTGCGGCTGGGGATCAGCGGTCGGTAACGCGCCATTCTATATGCTCACCCAACACGGTAAGGTCGAATTTCGAGTGTACCGCAGCCGAACCATGTGGGAAGAACCCATAGTTCGGGGTAAGTGGGCTGGTATGACACTACACTTTAAAATATCCCCGAACGATGACGGCTTTATAGAAGCTTGGAAAGACGGCGAGAAGCTGTTCTCGACCACAGGGAAGAACACCAATGGACTGGACAAGTGCGGCAGGCCTATGAAGCCTACCTACATGAAAATGGGCATTTACAAGTGGGATTGGAAGGCTGGTAGACCGGACACCCAATCCTCGCGGCGTGAACTGTTCTTAGACAATCTGAAAATCGCTTCCGGAGAAGACGGCTTCGCGCTGGTATCTACGCCGGTTGAAGCACTCCCACCACCACCACCACCGCCTCCGCCCGAACCAACGCCTACTGACATACCAGTAATAAGCGGCGCAGGGGCTGTTGTTAACGGCACGACGGCTACTGTTAGCTGGGTATCCCAAGCGCAGAAAGGATCCGCCAGAATAACGCATTCGGTGGTGCTTACAGGACTTACCCCAGGATCCGTAGTCAGCTATGTTATCAAAGCTACGAACAGCAAGGACAAAGTGACGGCCAGCGAGACGCTGACATTTACGGTGCCAGAAATAGAACCGGAACCAGAGTTACCTTAGCGGGGTTGGAGAGAAGCGAAAGTTTTAGCCCTCGGCAGTAGTATCGCAGGGCATTTTTTCTGTAGTTTGCGGAGGAAAACTGCTAAGGCCCGTGGTCCCTCCGCGAAATCGGAAAGAATAAAAACATATTTTAATGGGGATAAACTGAGATTTTTTATGAAAAATTATATAAACCGCAGCATAAACAACAGATATTTACAAATGGATTACGCGCGAACACTGCAAACTAATAAAATTCGCAATTTTCTGTCACGTTTCCGGAGTAGTATTAACAATTTCGTATTGTATATTGCGCTACTCGGAATTTTCTTTTCCCATGCAGCGCAGGCATTAGTGGACCCAAACGAGCCATTCGACGCTAGACGTATTCCAGTTGAATTGCAGGCATGGTGGACGCCAAATTTTGGACATGTCCACGCCGGGCTTCGCCTGCCTCTTGGCCAGGTTGTTTCCGGTAAACTCGATGTTAACGTGCGCGTTGTGCTTCATGACAACCCAAGCAAAATCACCTGGGTACGAATTTGCGCGGAAAGCAGCGTTTGTTTTTATAAAAAGGATTTGAATCTCACATGCCCTTACGATGGCATAACGAGTACGAATTGCGCATTTAACGTACCCATATCTATGGATACAACCAAGATGAAAGATGGCTGGCGCGAGCTTAGAGTTAGCGCCAATATGATTACGGCCGATGGTAAACGTTTTTTCAATTCGAGTGGAATCCCCATAAATGTTCAAAATGGCTTTTCGGACAGTAACTATAACAGATATTGTAACAACAAGTCGTTGATTGGCCGAGGATGGTACGAAGAATTTGATTACACGAATGCGGTTATAGAGTGTGTACCTCTTGCGCCAATTTCTGGAACTCACGTATTTCGTGTTAGAGCGCAGAATTTAAGCGAGCACCTAAAGGTTGCACTCGATAGGAACCACCATATCCCTGCGGTTGATCAATACCATCCGGCGGAAGATCCGCGCGAAGGCATCATCTTGTTCGATAAAGAGGGGTCATTTACAACTTGGCAATCAATTTCAATTGACACTCTAAGTCTTGAGAATGGATGGCACACATTATCAGTGACCTCTACCAGTCCAAGGGGGTCAACTTCTGAATGTGATTATTGTAACGGAGAATTTAATAAGCCGCACGGGGTGGCAAAAATGTGGTTTTACGTCCAAAATTGATATTGACCAATACGGCTATGAACTCGCCATAGGTTTACCAGATCAGTAAGCGACTCGCTTGAGATATAAAACAGATATTTACGCATAAATAAATAAATGGCAATTAGCGCAACTAATCTTGACACTATAAATTCAAGTACGGATGCGGCATCCTATGCGTTCGCTTCACAGACGTATTCCAATAACAAGCTATATTTATTATTCGTAACTACGTCCATAGGATCAGGATCCGCGCCTACTGTCACTGATATATCGGGGGGCGGGCTGTCGTTTACATCCATCACATCCACGACGTTTGGGTCAACAAGGCGCCTTGAAGCGTTCAGGGCGCTGCCTACTTCTGGGGCGACTACAGGAGTTGTTACGATAACGCTTAGCACTACCGGTCAGGGGTGCGAGGCTTGCATCGTTGAACTTGATGGGATGGATACCTCTGGAACTAATGGATCCGGGGCTATTGTTCAAAGTGCAACTGTCTCTAGCACTTCCGGGGGGACTTCAGCAACGGTAACGCTAGCCGCTTTCGGCAGCACTGATAATAGGCCGGTAGCGTTTTTCAATCACAGGGCAGATGAAGCGGTTACTGAGGAAGGCGGATATGCTGTTTTAGCCTCTGGGAATCATGCTTCTCCGAGCATGGGATTTTTATGCGAATGGCTGTCCGGGTCCACAGATACCACGCCATCCGCTTCCTGGACCACTAGCGCCAACAACGGGGGCGTAGCGGTTGAGGTTAAGGCCGCTGCGGGGAATACAACGCTCCCTGGCGCCGGCAGTTGTGTATACGCTGGTCAGGCACCGACCGAAGCGCAAACATTTTCTACGGCTCCCGGCGTCGGCAGTAAGGTCTACACCGGTCAAGCACCTACCGAGGTGCAAACGACCGATACGTTCACCGCACCGGGCGTCGGCAGCAAGGTCTACACCGGCCAAGCACCGACCGAGGTGCAGACGGCCAATGCGTTCACCGCACCGGGCGTCGGCAGCAAGGTCTACACCGGTCAAGCACCTACCGAAGCGCAAACATTTTCTACGGCTCCCGGCGTCGGCAGCAAGGTCTACACCGGTCAAGCACCTACCGAAGCGCAGACGGCCAATGCGTTCACCGCGCCGGGCGTCGGCAGCAAGGACTACACCGGTCAAGCGCCGACCGAGGTGCAGACACTCAATGCGTTCACCGCACCGGGCGTCGGCAGCAAGGTCTACACCGGCCAAGCACCTACCGAAGCGCAGACGGCCAATGCGTTCACCGAGCCGGGCGTCGGTAGCAAGGTTTACACCGGCCAAGCGCCAACACTGAACTTAGGGGACAGCCAGACGGCTCAGCCAGGGGCAGGCAGTAAGGTTTACACCGGTCAAGCACCTACCGAAGCGCAGACGGCCAATGCGTTCACCGCACCGGGCGTCGGCAGTAAGGTCTACTCCGGTCAAGCGCCGACCGAAGCGCAGACACTCAATGCGTTCACCGCACCGGGCGTCGGTAGCAAGGTTTACACCGGACAAGCACCGACCGAGGTTCAGACGGCCAATGCGTTCACCGCACCGGGCGTCGGCAGTAAGGTCTACACCGGCCAAGCACCTACCGAAGCGCAGACGGCCAATGCGTTCACCGCACCAGGCGTCGGTAGCAAGGTTTACACCGGCCAAGCGCCAACACTGAACTTAGGGGATAGTCAGACGGCTCAGCCTGGGGCGGGCAGTAAAGTCTACACCGGCCAAGCACCATCCGAAGCGCAAACGTTCAACGTGTTCACCACACCGAGCGACGGAGCCATTCTCTACTCCGGCCAAGCACCGACCGAAGCGCAAACGTTCAACGTGTTCTCCTCGCCTAGTTTCGGATCCATTCTCTACACCGGCCAAGCACCGACCGAGGCGCAAACGTTCAACGTGTTCACCGCGCCGAGCGATGGATCCATTCTCTACACCGGCCAAGCACCGACCGAAGCGCAGACGGCCAATCAGTTCTCCTCGCCTAGTTTCGGGGCGGTCCTCTACTCTGGGCAGCAATCCGCCGTACAGAACGGAGACAGTCACGTCAGGCAACCTGGAAGCGGGGAGAAAATTTACACTGGGCAGCAACCTACGGCGAACTTCTCGCACAGCGCGGCACCAGGACAAGGGACGGTGCTGTACGGAGGAACGCAGTCCACGATTATTACCGCGAGCAATCAGTTCGCAGCTCCAGGATTTGGCGCAAAAGTCTATTCAGGGCAGGCATCGACGATCACAAATCAATACTTCAGCTACGTTAATTTCGGTACGGTAACGTATACTGGAACCAGCGGGATTATTGATTTGAGGATTGCGTCCGCTACTGGCAGTATGCTCTATACCGGGTTGACTACCACTGTCACGCAGGGGGACGTTCGGTTACTGGGTGCAGGCGAGCAGCAATACTCTGGGCAAGTGCCGGTGTTCTTTTACTCTACAGGAACATTCACATTCCCTTCGGCTGGTACCGAGGTGTACGTTGGGGGACAGCCGATTGCGAACACAAGCCGCCTGGTACCGGACGCATCGATATTAAGGGTTGTGTGCGGGAATCCGTATAAAAGCGTAGTGCTAGGGTTTAGATCCAATTAACAGGAAGAATAGATGCCATATTTAGCAGATAGGGTAAAGGACTCGACGACCACGACAGGGACTGGAAACCTGACGCTATCCGGTACTGCTCCGACCGGGTTTCAAACGTTTAATGCTGCGTTCGGTACGAATACACGGTTCTACTACGCGATTTCCTCGTCGAGCGGATCGGAGTGGGAAGTTGGGATAGGCTATTTATCGGCATCGACGACGATGGTTAGAGACAAAATAACTGCTAGCAGTAATAGCGGCGCTGCGGTAAACCTGAGTGCCGGAACGAAGGATGTGTATTGCACGTTTGCCGCTAACGTAGCTGAAAACGCCAATCACGGAAAATTATTAACAATTGCAATGGGCCAATGCCGGTCCTAGGATAAAACGCCATGCCAGGAAATTCAGACCCACTATTTTCAAGAGTTGGAACCATTGGAACGCCAGTTGCGGTAACAGCCGCAAATACGTCTACCCAGGGCGGCGGAACGATTGGCACCGATATGTTCTTAGCATTTACTTCGGACGCCACCAACGGCAGCTTCGTCCGGGAAGTTCGCTTTGTCCCGTGCGCAACAACGGCTGGAACAGCGACTACGGCCACCGTTGCCAGGGTATTTATCTCGACGCAAACGTCCGGGGCGACCACGTCGAGTAATACTCACATGTATGCGGACATTGCGCTAGGCGCTCAGACTGCCGACTCTGCATCGGCTGGAACGTTTCCGGTGATTGTCCCGATGAACATTGCGCTTGATCCAGGCTATACGATTTTGGTCACGAATCACGCATCCCCGGCGGCTAACACCCATTGGAAAGCTATGGTTATCGGGGGTAAATACTGATGTTTAAAAGCCCTATTGAGTTTTTGTCGGTGTATACGGGTCAAACCGGCTACATGCTAATTCATGACTTCTATCGAACGGTTATCTCGGTAAACTTTGATGATGGCACGGAAGTTCCTAACGATCCGCCGTATTCGTATACGGTAACTGGCGTTGAAGTTCAGATCGAGCCGATTTTAGGGTCTGATGCGCCGGAAACACCTGCTCAAAACACGCATGTTTTGTTGGAATACGAGCTACGCCGGCGGTTTACCACAGAGGAAAAAGTTCTATTGTACGAGGCGGCAAAGTCGAATACGGTAGTTCAGGTATGGCTGGATGATTTACGCGCCAGGGGGTCGGTTGATTTACAGGGTACAGAAGCTGCCGCTGCATTTACCGGGCTAGTGGCCCTCGGTGTCTTATCGCAAGAGCGAGCGGATGAAATAATCAATGCTTGATTTATACCACATACCGTCAGATCAGGGGAACACTGATGTTTATGTCTTTTACGGACAGGCTATCGGCGGTGCTAGTGATGGCACGGTTGCATGGTCAAAACCCCGTGGAAAGTCCATGTGCAGCATTTTCGCCGCTGGCGGCGGTGGCTCCGGCGGTGGCGGCTTTGTTGGTGCTGCTTCTGCGGCTGGCGGCGGTGCAGGTGGCGGATCGGGCGCGACCGGGTTTATCAATGTTCCGCTATGGCTGTTGCCAGACGTTCTCTATCTGATAGTAGGGCGCGGCGGCGCGACAGTCGCCGGTGGTTCGGCTGGTAATGCTGGCAACGCTACCAGAATATGTTTACAGCCAACAAGCAGTAATACCATAATGCTTTGCAACGGCGGTGGCGGGGGTGCAGCCGGTGCCGCAACCGGCGCGGCTGCGGCTGGCGTTGCTGGAACGGTTACGACGATAGGTAACGCACCATTAGCGTTGATGCACGGGTTGATGACAACTAACGTCAACTTGGTAGGTCAAGCTGGTGGTGCTGGAGGCACCGCGACTTCTGCCGGGTTAGGTGGCACGGTCACAATCCCCACAACTGGCCTTGCTGTCACGGGTGGCGGTGGCGGTGGCGCGATTGGCACTACTGGCAACGGAGCGGCTGGCGGCGCTATTACCGGATCGGGGATGATCCCTACTAGGGCTGGCGGTGTTGGTGGCGCGGGTGCTGGCGGCAAGGGTAATGCGGGCGCTAGATGGCCGTCGATTCGCGGGTTGATGTTTAACTTAGGCGGCTCAGGCGGAGCGGGATCAGCGTTTAACTCAGCAACATCCGGCGGTGACGGAGGCGACGGAGGCTTTGGTTGCGGCGGTGGCGGTGGCGGTGCTTGCTTGACCGCAGGAACCGGAGGCCGTGGTGGAAACGGCGGCCCCGGAATTGTCGTTATAACTTGCTGGTAATGCGCGGTGCTAGGTCACGCACCGCTTTCAACACTACCGCTTAGTACACTAGAAGTAGTAGCGGCTGGGGGAGTAACTACAACTCCTGGTGCGGGAAATTGCGAGTACACCGGGCAATCACCTACTGAAGCACAAACATTTTCTACGTCTCCCGGCGTCGGCAGTAAGGTCTACACCGGGCAGGCACCTACCGAAGCGCAGACGGCCAATGCGTTCACCGCGCCGGGCGTCGGCAGCAAGGTCTACACCGGTCAAGCGCCGACCGAAGCGCAGACGGCCAATGCGTTCACCGCACCGGGCGTCGGCAGTAAGGTCTACACCGGACAGGCACCGACCGAAGCGCAGACGTTCAATGCGATAATCACTACGGGCGGAGGTGCTATCTTCTATATCGGACAAGCACCGTCCGAGGCGCAGACGTTTAGTTCCTCACCCGGATTCGGAGCTATTCAGTATTTAGGACAGCAACCTACTGAGCTGGAACAAGCCAATCAGTACACCGCCCCGGGTAATGGGGAAGAAATATATGCAGGAGCGCAAACCACACTAAGAACTCAGTATTATTCGTACACTAATTTTGGAACAGTCTCATATTCCGGAACTAGCGGCAGTCTTAACTTGGCAATCCCGAGTGCATCCGGAGCGGTTCTATACGCCGGGTTAACAGCCGAAATTTATCAGAATACTATAAGAAATACAGGATTCGGAGAAGCTAATTACCAAGGTCTGCAACCAAGTTACTCTCGAACAACAGATTTTTATGCGTACTTAGTTCCAGGTGCTATAATTTATACTGGGCTGGATCCCATACCTAACCCGAGCAAAATAGTTCCGGATCAATCAGTTGATTGGATTATTTGCGAAGCGGCATTCCCCAAGATTGTAGTAAGTGATCCGATAAAAACTGTTTTTGCTGTGGAAGGTATAAGAACTGTATTCACAGTAGAAGTCGGAAAGATGCTGGTACCCTGGTAAGTACGGAAATTTTTAGTTGGAGGCATAATAATGTTTTACCCCGCATTGCAGAAAGGCCCGTATAAAGTTCCAGGGTTCCACGACCCGGACGCAAAGAGAATAGTCGGGCTAATACTACGTCCTGATCCGTGGACTTCCGGGCTGGTCTATTATAAATATGATGACGACAATTACGATATTGTCATTCCATCGGTTTTCACAGGGCTGTATTACAAAGTTAAGCAACCGGGGCTTTCTGGAGGCACCGAGCCGACATGGGTTAAGATACCCGGCGAAGAAACAGCAGATTCAACAAACGGGCTCGTTTGGGAAGCGGTTCTGTACAACCTGATGCCGGTAGGAGAGAATATTTCTGCGGTGACGTACCTTACGACTGACGGTGTTACGGTGTCCGCTACCAGTTTTACCAACAATACGATCCAGTTCACAATAGACCCCTTGCCTCCAGCGGCAGAGGTAACTGGGCGATTTGATGTTACTGTCCATGTAACGAAATCAACGAGTGCGATAGCGGATTACACGCTTCGTTTTAAAGTTGCAGAACGATAGCATTATGTTGTTGAAATTCATGATACAATCGCGCGAAATAGCACCTTCGGCATAATCCCAGTGGTGATCGTTAAGTGCCCTTAGCAAGAATACAGTTTAATGGGATGAACAATTTGAGTCCGGATGACTCGGTTCCGCCAGGAAAAGCGCGTAATATCGTTAATTGCGACGTAGACGACTATGGAAATGTGCGCTTTCCGAGGCAGGGAAGTGCTAAGGTTTATTCGGGATCAGATTGTCATTCCTGGTTCAGTCATGAGACTGACACGTCTTTAGGGCTATTCGTTGAAGGTGGGGTGCTTAAGCGGTTAAATTCAGATTTAACGGCAGCATCGCTAAAAACGGTTGGCGATTCCAAGATGAGCTATTGCCGCCTCGGGGATACGGTTTTCTTCTCGAACGGCATTGTCAGCGGACGGCATAAGTTCGAGACGTTATTCGAGTGGGGTGTTGATAACCCTCCGATACAGCCTACGGCAACGGTAACACAAACTGGCGGGATGTACGCGGGGGATTACCTAGTCGCCATCACATGGTTGTCGAACGGTGAAGAGTCTGGGTCGGTTAACGCCAGGGTCGTGTCGGTTCAAGACGGCGGCGGAATACGGTTGACTGCGTTTCCAGAACCCCCTGCCTACGTTGATACCGTAGCGGTGTACGTATCGAGTGTGAACGGTGCCGATTTGTATTTGTACGACGAGTTTCCGGCGAGCGCTGATGAAGTGACGGTCAGGTACTTCGTCGGCACGATCAAGTTGGAGTATCAGTTTGTCCAGAAGGTTAAACCGGGTCTTGGGTTGACAGTACACAACGGGCGCATTTACTGGCGAGACGGGTCGATGATCCGGTTCACCGATGCGCACCGGTACGGAACTTACAGCGCGTTCAATTACATCCCGTTCGAGGACGAGGTGACGAATATCGTCAGCTTGCCGACGGTACTGTTTGTGACTACCCGAAAGGCCATATACCGGGTGGACGGAATCGATACCGATCAGATGACATTGATAACGGTCAAAACGTGCGGCGCGGCAACCGATTCTGTTTGCTACGATGAAGTGGATAAAGTCGCGTATGTAATGTCGGACAGGGGCTTTATTCTGCTTGCCCAAGAGGGTGTTAAAGAGCTTCACGGCGATCAGGTTATTCCACCGACATTTAATCGAGGTGTTACCGCGATCCTGTCGCAAAATGGATTCAGGAAGTTGGTTTTTGTAGGGCAGAACGCAGTAGCGCACGCACTACAGCATCCAGAATATAGTGCCAGCGAGGTAGCACGGAAAGGCAGCAATTTGTAGTAGTTTTATATTTTTCGTGCTGTGAAGCACTACGATCCCATGTGAGGAAACATCAATGGCAAATTTAGCAGAACTTAAATGGTACCTGTCTGGGGGCGCGGCTAACTCGAACCCAGTATTGAGCACCGGCGGCATCATCTCATCGACACAAGTTTTGTCGCAACTGGCGACCGCAGTAACCACAACCATTTCCGGCGTAACGCTGGGGGATGCTTCCGGCAACACGTTGGGCACCGGAACGCTTACTTTCACCTACTCGGCTACCGCGCCGACATTGCAGTGGACGCCACCGTCCGGCTCAATAGGCACCGCGGTCAACGTAGCGAGCAACGGCACCTACGCCTTGCAGGGCGGCAACAACGGCGGCGTTCTGATTGTGACGGTGGTTTCCGCGTCACTGCCGGGATCCAACAAGACCGATACCATTACCATCACGGCGCAAGATCAGAAGATCTTCGACGACCTTACTAAAGCGCAGTCGAAAGATGGTCGCATCGAGTTTCGCTGTCTTTACCTTAAAAACACCGGTACCGTGGCGACTACCGACGATAAGGTGGACGTTGAAATCTGGATCGAAAGCAACACCCCCGGCGATGACGTAATCTCGATAGGCCTTGCTACGCAGGCGCCGAGCGACGGCGCAACCGGTGTGGCGGGTACCAACTACCCAGCGGACACTGGCAGTGAAACCGGAACGCCAGCCGGTGTTACCTTTTCAAGCCCTACTTCAGCAGCGCCTTTGACAGCGTTCAACCTGTCCTCTACAGCAGGAACTACATACGCCAAAGGGCTTTGGATCAAGCGAGAAGTTCCAGCCGGTACGTACACCCAGACGCTGAACAACACCTTTCGTATCGGATTCCGCGCGAAAGTGTAAGCTACCTAACTGCGTAAGGAGCAGGCATGGCAACGATAACTCCTAACAAGACGCAAGGGCAGACGTTACTTGCCCATACGCAGCAGGCGACGGCTACGGT